GCAGAATCTAAAATACGAGCAGATTTTTCTTTAAGAGTTGCGATGCTTTGCTCAATTTCATCTGCTGAATTACCTTCAATTAAATCGATAAGTTCAGGAATGATGTTTTCACGTTCCTGCTCTAATCGTCCTTGACGATAATTCATCAACTCTTGGAACTTGCGTTCCTGTTCAAGGAGTGCGATTGCACGTTCTCTTTCAAGACGCTCATTCTCTAACTGAGATTGAAATTCTTGCTCCTTCTTTTTGAGAAGGTCTTTGAAGGACAGTTCGTTTTCTTCCTGTTCCTTCTTCAACTGTGCTGCACGGGCTTCCTCATCAGCAATGCGGGATTGACGCTCTGCTTCACGGGCTGCCGCTTCCTCACGCTCTCTCTTCAGAGATGCGAGTTCCTCTTTCATCTTTTCTAACTGTGGGTAAAGTTTTGCTTTCTCCTGCTCACGTGCTTTCGCAATGTCATCAGCAGAATAGGTAGGCATATCTCCACTCATTTGTACTGCTACTGGGGCTTGCGCCTCAGTAATCATTGTTTCGTCTACTGCGTTTTCCATAGTAGTCACTTATCTTTCTTAGGTCGTTGTCCGTATGCCTTGCGGCGTGTCCCTTTGTTATTATGAGATAATTGCATTACATTTAAATGCACTTGTCTCGGTATATTCCAAACTTTTTAAAGTTGGAAATCTATTCTCTATCAACTGCCCTTCTCTGCGGCATCTTCGTGCCATAGGCTTGAGTAACTAACGTTTCACGGATAGATGCCTCTGCCTGCGCATTGATTGCTTCAGACTGTTGATTTACTGGGTCTTCGACATTTTCAGGAGTTGGGGCTCCTTCTACGCCATCGCCCATGACATCGCCATCACCTAACTGAGTAGGCTGTAGCGGAACGGCGCTTGTACCATCAGGTCCAGGCATCATTCCTGTCATATCTTGAATCTGCTTTTGAATCTGGACTCTCACGAGCGTGAGAGCGCCGTCAGCCTTGGCATCTTCAACAAGTTCACGACGAATCTCTTGCAACTTCTCTTCTGGGAATTCTTCACCAAGAGTACGAAGCGCACCCTCTTTAGACTCAAGACCCATACCAAGTTTGGTCTGGATTTCGTTAAGAACGATAAGTTTGTCAAGAGGCAATGGAGGTGGGAACTGCACATAGTTCATGTATGACAGCGGGTCGTTAGGGTCTAGGCGGTCTAGTTGACCTTCTTTGATTGGACCATCTTCATTTGGGTTATAAAGGAATGTTTGTGGTTCCTTAATGGCAAGGGTGCGAAGTGCAAGTTCATTGATTCGCTCAAGACCCTTACCATATTGCGCTACTTTTTGAGAATAGCGATTCATCAGTGGCTGATACTGAATAGAAAGAGCAACACCTGATGTGTTTGAAATTGGCTGGACTTGTCCAAGCGCAGTTTCAGGAATGTTCATAAGTTCGTGCATTGAGCGCTTTAGCAACTCAAGGTATTTAAGTGCGCCGTCGATTCCTTGCGCACCACCTTCAAGGTTGAAGACTTGGGCGTCTTTGGGAAGACCGCCCCAAACCTTCTTAGCACCTTTCTCAAGGTTAGAGGCTTTAGCACCTACGATAACTGTCACAGGAGAAGCGTGATAGTTAATGATGTCTGCGACATCGGTGCTAATTTCGTTATATGCACGGTTGATAGTGATGATGTCGTGTGCGTCCGAGAGACCCCACGGTGAACCTGAAACAGGAACGTTAGGAATATGTACCACTGGAATAAGCCCTAGTGGATTTGGGCGTGAATCAATGAGTTCATCGTTGACGTACTCTTCAATTACGTCATCAGTCAAAATTTCAGTGTAAGTAAATACTTGACGAGTACCTTCAAGTGATGTGCCCCAGAAACGATACTTCTGTTTAAATCTCAGTAACCGCGTTCTATCGTGTGGGTGAAACTCAGGGAAGCAGAATGACGAGTTCATAGGAAGGATACGAACACGACCTGGATGGAACATTCCAGCAGAGTCTGTCCATGGCTCTTCATACGCTACCTTGACGAATACGTCGCCTGTGATACCGCCCTGCTGTCCCATTTCAAGTAGGATACGCATCTTGTCATTATCAATCTCCCAAATACGTTCTAGACGGTCTGGAACAATTGCTTCAGTTGACTTTGGAGAACGAAAGTGAACGCCACGTCCAAAGACGAAGCGTGCAAGGTAATCATTGAAAGCGCGGTAGTAATTAACCGCAATCTGCATTTCGCCCTGCTCACGGCGGTAACCCCAGTGATGACCAAGGTACATTGCCCAGTTAAGTGAGTAACGGTTTAAACGAGGATCGTGAACCTCAAACTCTTCATCAGCAAGTTCTACAAGGCCAAGAGGTGAAATAGAGATAGTAAGGTCAGATGACGCCGCTCTATATGACGGTGGCGTAAAATCTAAATATGACATTACTTCTTGCCTTTATCCTTTTCGGATTT